TGCTCATAGCACCACCCACCTTGAACCTGTAGGAACCGTCACAGTCACACCAGAGTCAATCGTCACGGGACCAGCGGACACGGCGTTGTGGCCTGCGTTGACCGTGGAACTCTGGGTGATGGTCGCAGCGTTCTCGATGTACCCCATGCCGCCGATCACAGCGCGTTCTGCAGGATACGTCACAAACACGTTCTTGGTCCCTGCGCCCCAGTTGACCGCTGAGCCGCTGTTGCTGGACTCCAGCACGGTATCGCGGCTCAGCGTCGTCCCAGAAGCCGTGTACGTCCCGATACCAACTTCCCAGTCGGTACCGTCCTCAATGGCGTAATACGTCGTGTTGCCGTCTCCGACCACAGAGAACGACTGAAACCCAGTCGAAGCGCCAGCCAACGTCAGGGTGCCGGTGCCAGTCGTTGTCGTCGTCTCGCGGACGCGATCCTTCAGTACGATACTCATGCGAATGGCCTCTGCTTGACGTAGACGTTCGCCCGCGTGTTCGCCCGCAGGTCACTCCACCGGGCGTCGTTGCGGATCGCATCGTAGCGGATGCGAGCGATCACTGCAGCGTCGTTGTTCGCCCACGGCGTACCCATCATGGAGAGCAGCCTGTAGCGTGCCCACAGCGCGATGTGCTCGACGTACGGGACCAACCGCAGATCAGGGGCTGTGGTGTCCACCTTGGGGCGCACATACAGCTCTGCGGAGTAGCTCTCGGCCTCCTCGGGGGTGGGATACAGCTGGACCTTCAGGTTGGAGAAGGTATAGAAAAACGGACGGCTGAGGCGCTCGAACCGGTTCGAGGGGTGCTCTGGTACCGCACTCAGCAGTTCCTGCCCCCGGCGAAGGGAATACAGCCCGTAGACCTCGTTCTCAGCCGACAGAGGCGCCAGCGTGTACTCCTCTTGGGACGGCACAGACGTAAACGACACGGTATCCCGCAGGATGCCCGTGTCGTTGACAAACCGTCGCGCTGACTCAAGGATGTTGTGCCGCAGCATGGGTGCAGGGCACCCGGGTATCTCAGGTCTGATCTCTTGGAGAACAGCGTCAATCAGTGCTGACATCAGACAGGTCCTCGAAAATGTCCGGCATGGTATCCGGCTCCGAGGTCTCTACGGGCGCAGCCTTGGGTCGCCCCCTGCGCTTCTTCGGTGCCGACTCCTTCACAGCCGACTCGATCTCGGTCTCGTGAAGCTGCTTGGACAGCGTAACCCCTTCTGGGGTCAAGGTAAAGTCAGCACCGTCGTGCTTCGCCAACACAGTGCGCTTCTGGCCCTCGACCAGCACGACCTTGTTGGAGACAAATTGAGCGCCAACGCGCTCTGCCAACTCGTAAATGTTCATAAAGAACCTCGAAAAAGCCCCCGGCGAACCGGGGGCATTGGGGTCAGACAGTGATCGCCCAGTCGTCGTTGCCGAGCGACATCACGACCGCCATCTTGTTGGCGGTAATGGCAACCGCAGTATTGTCGCTGCCGCCGCTGATCGCGCCGTCGGTCGGCGGGAACATGTCGACGTTCACTGCCGTGTTGTTGGCGATGTACATGATCTCACCGACGCCCCAGCCAGCAGGAAGGCGAACGCCATCCGCACTGGTTGCAGTCGCCGAAGTAATCACGTTGCGACCAGCGGTCAGCTCGGTCGCAGTCGCCTGACTGTTACCAGCTGCCGCCACAGCAGCGTTGACGCCGCCGATAGACCGTTCATACGCAGTAAAGCTCATCTCGATACCCTCAATTATGCGTCAACCGTAGCTGCCCAGTTGTCATCGCCAATCGCCACAAAGATACCCATCGCGTTGGCCTTCAGCGCGACAGCGGCGTTGTCACTGCCACCGTTGATCTTCTTCCCAGTGGGAGGAAAGACGTCCAGTGCAACCGCAGTGGTGTTGGCAACATACAGACGATCACCCACATCCCAGTCGGTCGGAAGCCGCAGGCCATCCGCAGACGTCGCAGTTGCCGAGGTGACAACATTGGTGACTGCGGTCAGACCCGTGGCAGTCGCCTGACTGTTACCAGCCGCAGCGACCGTCCGGTCGATGGTGTAGACGTCACGTCCCAGACTCTTGAACTTCGTCGTCATGATACCTCCTAGAGGTGGGGGGCCAGAGGCCCCCCAGTCTCATCAAGTCGCGGAACCGACCAGAGAGGTCACCATGGCTTCCGGCTTCACGACCTTGCGGCCATAGATCGCCAGACCACGGACGACGTCACCAAAGTCAGTCTGGTTGCGCAGCGGCTCGGTCTTGTCCACCGTCATGGCAAACGAGATCGCCTGCTTCGTACCAGCCACCATCAGGCGGCGGTCCTTGGCGTTGGAGACGACACCGCCGTCAGCCGTTGCCGTCAGACCCGGCACCAGTGCCTTGCCAGCCTCACCACGCGGCAGCAGGTTGGACACATAGACCGTGAACCGGTCGATCATGCCCACCTTGCCGGTACGCAGGGTGCTGGACGCATCACCCGTGAAGTACGCCTGCGCCAGATCGCTCTGCATCAGCAGGTGGCGGTCGAACGGACTCATGACCAGCCAACGGCCTTCTTCCGGCACGTTCTGCTCGTCAAGGCAGGTGGACATCCGCAGGATAGCCTTCAGGACGTTGTTGGCGCTGCTCTGGTCAATCGGAGCAGTGTCAGTCCCGAGGTTGTATGCAGCCGACAGCGCACCGGCGGTCGCACCCTCGTTGGCAGCGTCAGGGCCTTCAGTGACCATGGTCTGGAAGAACACCTCGTCTTCAATGGCGATCTTCAGCTGCTTGGCCGCGTCCTCGGTGAACATGTTCATCAGGTCCATGTCGGACTGATACGCCAGAACGTCGTTCACCTGCACGCCGAAGTACTTACCCTTGTTGATCTGCATGTCCTGAAAGATCGGGGTCGGCACTTCGTACTGGAGGTTGGCACCCACTTCGTAGTCGTTGATGGTGATCGAAGGAGCAAGACGGATACGGATGGTATCGCCCTGATTCTTCAGCTCGCCTTCCGGCTTGTTATCGCACAGGCTCTTTATCCCGTGCTTCTGACGGTTTCGTTCCCGTCAGGTCGGACTATATCATCACCTGCCGCTCGCCCTCTGGCGTAGCGTTCCCGAGCGTAGCAAGCGTCGCATTTGCCTTTCCGCCGGTTGGCGTGGATTGGCGCTCCACATGCACACTGCGAGACAGGTGTCTGGCACTCGTGGGACTCAAGGGCTGCAACGTGTGCGAGTTTGTAAAGCATCGCTTCAGGAACATGAGGAGCGATGATTGACGCAAACTCTTGACTGGCCTTGGTGTTGCATTCAACAAAGAACTGGTGGCCTTCAGAACACGCTTTCTTACAACGCATTTTGAAGTCGATGCCATACCGATCTTTGAACCAGTCGATGATGACAGAGGCTTCCGCTTCTGAGCACATCGTCGCGATGTTCGTAGACACTGACGTGATAAAGCCAGAACTGCTGACGTTCTTCCGAGCCGAACCATCGTCCATATACCAGATGGCAAGCCCCTCAGGAGTCAACATGTCCAACACGCGGCGAGTAATCAACTTCTTGCCGTTTGGGTAGAGCCACTTGCGTACCTGTCCAAAGTACGGGTGGCTGACAGTGAACTGATACGCTGTGTACCGTCCACCGGGACCGTTCTTGACAGACGTCACATTGATCTGACGACCACCAAGCGCCCATCCCAAACGCTTCGCTTTCCACTCGCAGTAAGCACGTTGTCCTGCGCCATGCAACACTCGCAACGATCTGGATTCGTAGGGGGTTCGCCCGTTGTATCGCGTCCGAACCTGTACATATCCATCTCCGAGTGCCATGCCGAGGATGACACCACGCTTGTCTACGTTCATCTCCACCTCGTTCGGAGCATCAAGCTCTGAGGTATACCACTGAGTCCTAGTCTCTGAACCTTCCCCGTGTCCTTGGGGCTTGGCTGCTGATTCCCATTTCAGGGTTCCAGCAATTCACCAGATTTAACGACTACAAAGGCTGTTAAGCGTACATATAGTCGGTATTCGCGATTTCCGAAAGCATGGTCTGCTGGTAGAACTTGGCCAGCAGCTTGCCAGACCACAGCGTCGGGATGAAAGCACCCGAGTACGCTGGGCTGGTGTTGAACGGTGCATTCACCGGATACACAGCAGTCGTAGACATTTCAGTCCCCTAATTAGACAGTAACTCGACCATCTTGAAATGCAGAGTCAATCTCCATCTCAAGTTTCCGAGCCTCGTCGTGCTTGCCCTGCGACCCGAGCACCGCAACACGGCGGAACATCTTCCCAAGGTCTGACTGGGAGTATGTCTTGCCGGTCTTGGATGACTGGACCGTCGGGGCGGATGCACGATCCGGCTGTACCTGACGATTGATCTCGGCCTGCCTCGATGCCGACTTGGTCTGTTCCGGCGCAGATTCGCCCCGGAACAACTTGACGTAGTGAGCAACCGCCTCCGCATCGCCGCTGTTCATCGCCGCTTGCGCGACGTCACGGCGCTTGGAGCGCAGCATGGGGTCGTAGGTATCCAGCCACTCCACCCACTTCGGATCGTTGTTGATCGCTCCGAAATCGGGGACAAGCTGGGCCAGTTTCTGCTCAAACGACAAGCTACCGATCTGAGAACCTGTCTGCTGAATGTACTGTTTCAGCTGCTCGTTCTCCTGCTTGAGCGAGGCGAGGTCCTTCTGGAACTCTTCTCGCGCAATGCGACGGTACAAATCGACGTACTCTTGGCCGTGCTCTTCGATTTCCTCGTCAGTGACAAGGCGCTGCGCCTGCTCCTGTTGTCTCTGCGCCGCCTGCTGCTCTTGAGCAGACATTTCCTGACGCATCTGGTGCAACTGGATCGACAGTTCCTTCACCTGATTGTGAAGCCGGGGCACTTCTGCGTCGTACTTGCCCTGCAAGCGACGGTACTTGTGCTCCCACTTCTCTTCAGAGGTTGTGTCGGTTTCAGGCGTTTCTACCGGCGCAGGTGCGGCAGTGGCCTCCGTATCAGGCTGCTCGGGCGGAGTCTCAGGCTCGGGGGTGTCCTCGCCTTTCAAGCTACGCTCGACAGCTTCTACGTCTTCCAATGTTTTCTGCACTTGCTTGGGTAGTGGCATCATCATCTCCTAAGGGGCCAACTCTGTGCGTCGGGGCCGTGTGGTGTGCCGACGCCATAATGGTCTACCTGCTTCGGTCAACCAACGACGCAGCCTGATTCACTGCGTCGAGGAAGTCTTTTGCCATCAGAGCGCGTTCCTGCAGCTGATGGATACGTTTCTCGCCATCTGCTGCTGCCAAAGCGACCAGCGATTCCTGATACAGCTCCTGAAACAGCCTGATGAGCGATTGCATTTCAACAGATCGACACCGAACCAGCGCCCGCAAAGTCTGTGTGTCTGTTGAAGCATTGATAAATCTATTCACAAGTGGTTTATCTCACAACGTTATCTATCGTGTCAACGTACACGCGGTCCACCGGGCTGCATCAACCGAGGCGCACCCGATGACCCACCGGCAACGCTGCCGTCTGCCTGCCGCTGGCGCATCCGCATCTGACCGCCCGGAGGCTGCTGCGGCATCTGTGGTTGTCCGCCGCCACCCTGACCGGGCTGACCGGGCATCTGACCCGTCAGCTGTGCCAGCTGCATCTGCAGCTGCTGAATCATCTGCGCCTGCTGGTCCATCGTCGACATCTGCTGACGATCCGGTACCAGACGGTCCACATTGAGGTCGAAGTTTTTCGCCAGATCGCGCATGAGTTCCGCGATACCCGGTGCGCCTGCGATCTGCTGCGCCGCCGGACTCTGGAGCAGAATCTGCAGAAACTCCATCTTCCTCGCCGCGTCCATCTCTTTCGCAATGAGACTGGCCGC